TACGTTGGGGAATAGTAAAGGTGAAATAAAATTATTCTTATATTTAGCTACAACTTTATATGGCTTTATTGAAACATCTATGACAGTAAATGCAGAAGAATCTAAACCATTTCCTCTCGCGGTGTCTGCCACTAGCACATATGAATGATCCTTATCCGGATGATCATATATATCCATTCCTTCCAATGGGGAATGGATAGGTGATGTAAAAATCAAAGAATTAAGCGCAGAAGAGGAAATTAGTGTACCCGAGCTACCAAGAAAAGCACAATTGAATTCTTGGTTGAATTTTTCTACGTTGAAGTCCATCGCAGCAAGAGTTTCTTCTTTCCACTTATCATCTCTTCCGGGCACTCTTTGCCAAGGAACTTCGATATATGTATATCCATTAGTACCATTTTTTGCACCTTCACAAGTTCTGTAAAAGTGATTCAATCCAAAAGGAGTTGATGTGAAAAGAATTTTTGTAGTTTCACCAGAAGAAATTGTTGGAAATACTGAAGCGAAGAATTCTTCCCAGTTTTCAACGAAAGCTGCCTCATCGATATACAGAAATGAAATAGATTTACCACGAATGGCAGAAGAACTTGTCGCTGCTGCTATTACTTTGCATCCATTCTCAAGTTCTATCGAACCCTTATTCCATGCTTCAACACCTTGTTGCATCCATTCTGGCAATGCTTCGTATGCTATTTTTATTCTATCTAATATTTCTCTAGCAGCATCGCCTTTATTGGCTAAAAGTGCAACAGTTTTATATTCATTAAACAAAATATAGTGCAAAATCACCGCGACAGCAGTTGTCGTTTTTCCCGCCTGTCTTGATGTACAGACAGAAACTCTACGCCCGTTTTGAATGGATTCTATAATCTCTTTTTGATAATCATATAAGTTTATAGGAATAAATCCATGATCAACATGAACGATCTTTATATATTTTTCTGAGAAATATATAGGATCTTCAGAACACTTTACGAATTCTTCTATCCTTTCTGGTGTCCATTCAACTTCTCTTCTCGCCTTTTTAAGAAGTGGATTTCCATTATAAAATGTGTTTGTTGCCACTATTAATCCGAACTCATACCTAGCTCTTTAGCTTTCTTTTTTGCTTCTTTTCTGACAAGATCGTCTTCATCATTCAAAGCTTTACCGATGTGTTCTGCAGTGGCATTGGGATGTTGTATTGCTACTACTCTGACAACAGTATGTTTATCGCCCAAAGCCTTGCTAATGTGTTCTGGAGTAGCATTAGGGTGGCTGATTGCTGCTAATCTATTTACCATTTTATCATCATTCAAAGCTTTACCGATGTGTTCTGCAGTGGCATTGGGATGTTGTATTGCTTCTAATCTGACATCATTATGTTGATCATTCAAAGCTTTACTAATGTGTTCTGCAGTGGCATTAGGGTTTTTGATTGCTGCTGATCTGATACGGCGATCTTCATCGCCTAAAGCTTTACTGATGTGTTCTGAAGTAGCATTAGGGTTGTTGATTGCACCCCATCTCATAAAAAAATCTTGATTATCCAAAGCTTTACTGATGTGTTCTGCAGTTGCATTAGGGTGTTGGATTGCTTTCGACGATACACCAGCTTCTTTATCAGCTAAAGCTTTCCTAATGTGTTCTGGAGTTGCTTTAGGGTGTTGGATTGCAGCCGCTCTGACAGAACTATTTTCATCATTTAAAGCTTTACTAATGTGTTCTGGAGTTGCATTAGGATGTTTGATTGCTGAATATCTGACAGAACTATTTTCATCATCCAAAGCTTTATTAATGTTTTCTGGAGTAGCATTAGGGTGTTCGATTGCTGCTGATCTGACACTATGATGGGTATCACCCAAAGCTTTACTGATGTGTTCTGGAGTAGCATTAGAGTTTCTAATTGCTGCTGATCTGACATTTTCATCTTTATCATTCAAAGCTTTACTAATGTGTTCTGGAGTTGCATTAGGGCGTCGGATTGCTGCTTCTCTGACATAAGACTGTTCATCACTCAAAGCTTTACTAATGTGTTCTGCAGTTGCATTAGAGTGTTGGATTGCATCTGATCTGATACCATAATCTTTATCATCCAAAGCTTTACTAATGTGTTCTGGAGTTGCATTAGGGTGTTCGATTGCAGTCGCTCTGACATAAGACTGTTCATCATCCAAAGCTTTACTGATGTTTTCTGGAGTAGCATTAGGGTGTTGGATTGCAGACGCTCTGACATAATAATCTTCATCATCCAAAGCTTTATTAATGTTTTCTGGAGTAGCATTAGGGTGTTCGATTGCTGCTGATCTGACACTATGATGGGTATCATCCAAAGCTTTACTGATGTGTTCTGCTGTAACATTTGGATGTTGGATTGCCTTGCTTTTGACATCACTAGTTTCATTTTGATCATCCAAAACTTTACTAATGTGTTTTGCTGTAACATTAGGGTGTTGGATTGCCGACCATCTAACATAAGAGTTTTTATCACTTAAAGCTTTACTGATGTTTTTTGCATTGGCATTAGGGTGTCGGATTGCTGATGACCTCACTCCTGATTCACTATCATCCAAAGCTTTACTGATGTTTTCTGGAGTAGCATTGGGATGTTGTATTGCTGCTTCTCTGACATAAGGCTCTTCATCACCTAAAGCTTTGCTAATGTGTTCTGGATTGACGTTTGGAGATCCTCTGTTAAAAACGTCAGCTTTAGAACTCCTGTCCCCATAGTCCAATATTTTATGAATGTTATCTGAAGAAGAATATAGAATATTTTCTAGTTTATCGCTCAAATGTGGCTGAAATTCCTGATGAAAATTTCGATGAAGTCCAATAAGTTTTGTGGGATCTCTTTCTATATCCATAGGATGCACATTATTATCAATCTCAAAATGATGAACAATCATATAAGGATTATCTGGGTGCTGTTCACTCTTAATGTACTTCAAAGTTGTATTTCTAGGTAAAACAAACTCTCTTTCCTTGATATGACCCGATGGAGTACCGATATATGCTCCACGGTCTTGAGGTTTCATATTAATCCTCATCATATGATATTTACCGTCTTCCGCTGGGCGTTCCGAAAAACTAGATGCCGCTACAGAAGAAACACTAGAACTTGTATATGCTGGAAGATGCAATCTTCTTCTTTCAGTTAATTGAGTTCTTGGATCGAAATTCATACCGGAAAATAAAGTCATTCTTTTACCAATAGACTTTCTCGTCAACATATTATCCATTACGCCGAGATCATATCGTTGTCCCCTATATTCTTGATTATTCGATGGATTTTCATTCAAGTGATGACTGGCTAAAAGATTTGCATTCAAAGGAAAAGAACTTCTAGAGTATGATTTTATATTGTCAATTTCAGATGGAGAAAAATCACTATAACGATTCTTTAGGTAATTTTCTACATCTGTAGTGTCATGATCGTATTTTAATGATCCAACAGCTTCTTGTATATGTAAAAACTTTTTGAATGATAGCATTTTTTCTTTATTCCTTGGAATGGTCTTTTATTCTTTTTAGGAGATCTGATGTCGATCCTACAAAAACTGCGTTGTTAACATGAACACTTGGTGCCGCCTCACCAGATTCATTTTTAATTTTAGACTCCAAATCATTTTTCATTTTTTGAAGATTTAAAAGTTTATCATTTACGTCACCAATATTCTTTATCAATGATGCTGCTACTTCATATGCTCTTGGGTGCTGTGATTCTCTGGCAACTTCGAGGATTCCATTCATGGCGTAATTACCCTTTTCAATAAGATTATATAGGTTGGATCTTGCATATTCATAGTCATCATCTATATCCTGCTCTGTACTTTTTGGTATAACGTGAGCAGGTATTGCTGGATATTCTACGATAGGTTCTATATCTAACGCATCAGCTATGGTGTCTTTATCTTTCATGTAGGTATACCGAACTCTTGCGCTCTATCTTTTGCTGCTAATCTGACATAAGAATCTTCATCATCCAAAGCTTTACTGATGTGTTCTGGAGTTGCTTTAGGGTGTTTGATTGCGTGCCATCTGACAAGAGTATCTTCACCATCCAAAGCTTTACTGATGTGTTCTGGAGTTGCTTTAGGGTGTTGGATTGCGTGCCATCTGACAGCAGAATCTTCATCATCCAAAGCTTTACTAATGTGTTCTGGAGTTGCATTAGGGTGTTGGATTGCTACTGTTCTGACATTACTATTTTCATCATCCAAAACTTTACTAATGTGTTCTGGAGTTGCTTTAGGGTGTTTGATTGCGCGCCATCTGACAGCAGAATCTTCATCATCCAAAGCTTTACTAATGTGTTCTGGAGTTGCATTAGGGTGTTTGATTGCTGCTAATCTGACATATCTATCTTCATCACCCAAAGCTTTACTAATGTTTTCTGGAGTAGCATTAGGGTGTTCGATTGCTGTTGCTCTGACATCAGAATCTTCATCACCCAAAGCTTTACTGATGTGTTCTGGAGTAGCATTAGGGTGTTGCATTGCTACTGTTCTGACATCAGAATCTTCATCATCCAAAGCTTTACTAATGTGTTCTGGAGTAGCATTAGGATGTTGGATTGCTTTAATTCTGATACCATAATCTTCATCATCCAAAGCTTTACTAATGTGTTCTGGAGTTGCTTTAGGGTGTCTGATTGCTGCTGCTCTGACACCATAATCTTCATCATCCAAAGCTTTACTAATGTGTTCTGGAGTAGCATTAGGATGTTGGATTGCTTTAATTCTGATACCATAATCTTCATCATCCAAAGCTTTACTAATGTGTTCTGGAGTTGCATTAGGGCTATATATTCTTAAATGATGTAAATCTGAATGTTCAGCAACTTCTGGATTTCTTTCAACAAAACTTCCCATATCAACCCGCCTATTATGCTCATCCATTAGACTTTCAGTTTCTTTATGATATTGATATTTCTTTATATCACCAGATTCATTTCTAGCTTCAATGTAATACAATGGTCCTTGTTTATTATAATGGTCAAACAGATTATTAGAATCTGTAGCCGCGGTACACCATTTGGTATTTTTGCCATATTGACACGCTGCGGCTTTGGTCTTTAATACTCTAACACTGACACCATTTTTTGAAGATAAAAGTTCCGATCCATCATCTTTAATTTTTCGTTTTTCTTCTCTTTTAGATGATGATTGTCCAATGTGAGGTTCTACAGCAGACTCCACTTCTCCTAAAGATTTGTAAGAATTCAAATCTTTTTTGTCTAATCTAGCTTTGTATCGATTAAAGTTAGAAATAGAAGACCTTACTCTTTCATGATCACTTTGCTTAATATTTTTATTTTTATATTGATTCAATATCCACTGAGTGTATGCTTTGTTTGCAGTTGGATCAGCATTCGTCGCAAAGTGATCAACAATATCATTACTGTTATGATGAATGGCGTCAGGAT